ATTCATGACACTAATCCAACAATCATACACCCATTCTCTCATAGGTTTCTCCTTCTTAAAATGTTAATGTAACACCTTCGAATGAAGATGTCAATCTTTTTTTATGCACTCTATACTGTGCAGGTTACTTTTTTTAGCTTTGCCTTTAACAAATATATTTGGCGGGTTGCCGTCTATAAATTTTTGTTTTGCTAAACTACACGTAAAATAGCTACCCATCTTTACTTCCATATTTATATCAGGCATGCCTGAAATAGATAGCACTAATACCAACCAATACATTAAAAATCTCCATCTATACCATTGATCGTAAAAGTTTTTCCTTTATATCCCGCATCCATTTTTTCTTTATCGGACATTTTTTCTGCATCTTTACGTGTACGGGGGTTAAATTTTTTCTCCTGCTTCGAAACCTCGGAAGCATTTGAATCTTGGGAACCTGAGACTATACGTTTCAGAATCTTGAGACTTTGTTTTAGCATCAGCTCTAATCTCTACTAACTGACCAATGAGATTATCACGTTCAGTCCAGAACTGATCACGTTGAGCGTCAGTGAAGCCACTCCCACAGTTAAGGCTATAATTGTATCCATCATCTTCTCCTTCTAATATAATTGCACCAAGTCTACCAATATTTCTTCCGGTGCCTTCTTCAACATCTGCAACTTTCAAAGTAACCTCTATAAAAGGCTTTGCTTTTAACCAACTGTGTGTTCTTTTACATTCATAAGGAGCATTTACATCTTTTATCATAACTCCTTCATAACCACCGTCTACAGCCGCTTTATTCAGCTCTACAAAGCGATTTTGTCCTTCTTTAGTACTTAGGTCTACATCTTCCCAATCAAGGGCTTGTACGTGCTTTAATATATCATCATTCTCTTCTACCCAATGTTTTACAAGTAAACTTCTACGTGCTTGTGGAGTGTCCCAAATACCTTTTTGAAAATCATTTAATGGACACATATCAAACAAATGTAAAACAGCATCAGTAGTCTGTTTACCATCTTTCCTATGTACTTGCTTCATTAAGTCTTGAAAATTTGCACTCATTACTTCGCCGTCTAATACTAAGTCATATGGTGATGGTTTTTGTTGCAACACATTTTCAAGTTCTTCAATTATATGTCCAAAGTTATGAAATTGCTTTCCGTTACGCGAAAACATTTCTACTTTGTTATCTCTGACAATAGTTATAACTCTAACACCATCAAGTTTAATTTCAATTTGTTTCTTGCCTATCATTTTCTTTTCATGATTTGCACTGTCATGTGCTAAAGGGCAAGTAAATACAGGGATACTGTATTGCGGAAATTTTTTAGCAATTTTATTTACTGTCTTTTCTGACACGCCACATCTTAAATCTTTAATAAGAATACGTCTATAAAAGCCATTCCATTGTTCTGCAGTCGCAGAGCTCATTACCAAGTTAATTGCGTCACGAGCGGCATGCCCGGTCAATTCTCTTGCAATAAGTTTATCTGTCAATTCTTTGAATATTCTCCATTCACATCCTTGACCTGCAATCACTTCATCTTTTTCAGGAACTTGTTTTACGCCAAATGTTACTAGCGGATCTAAAGCCATTCTCACACCATCAAAAAATTCAGTGTATCCTGCCTCCATTGCTTGTGTAAGTATTGCTTCTTTTGCTAATCTTGAATTGTTAGCTTCTAATTGATCTATTATATCTTGTGGTTGTATTCTCATTTGCCTCTCATGCCTAATTGTTTATATATAATATACACTCTATAATTATAAAAGTCAACTATTTTGGTGGGCCTGATGCGATTCGAACACACGACCTTTGGTTCCGCAAACCAATGCTCTATCCAGCTGAGCTACAGGCCCGTATGTTATACTATAATAATATTATATAAATGTCAACTAATTTGGCATAGTAAATAATGCTTTGACTCCTGATCTATCTTCAGGTTCTTTTCGAGCAAATACCACCCACTTTGGATTATAATCAAAAGACATCGTATTGTAATGTATTTTACAATATTCTTTAAAACTAGCACCAGTAGTATATACATCGTCAACAATCATAGGAGGACCTTCAGTTGCGTATTCCGTTAGTGCCACTGCAAGAGGTAGTCCACCTCTTGGTATTCCCTCCACTGATCCAAATGGCCTAGTTTCGTAATCCATAATCATACGTGCAATACCTTTCCAATCTTCTGCTGTTAAGGCATCGCATTCTATTTTCCAATTTAGAGGCAATCCTGCATGACTTATAAAAAATTTTCTTTGAAATAAATTCATCTATATCTCCTTAATTGGCTCTGGGGGGAGGACTCGAACCTCCACGCTAAATATATTGCAGTACATTCAGCACACGTTAAACAGACGTGCATGTCTACCAATTTCATCACCCCAGATCACTTCTACTTGTCTAAAGCGGCAATCATTCTTGTCATTCCTATTCCGCCACCTACTCTTGGAAAGAAATCATGTTTGAAAAATTCTTCTAATTCAGCTTCTACCCTATCTTTCCCAAATAGTTCAAACAGTAAATTTGCATACGAACCTTCTGTAATAGTGTGAAAAGTTTCTCGCATTTGCTCTACATCAGTGCTACGTTCTGCACTACCTATTGTTTCCATGCCACCTAATATTACATCTATTTTTTTGCTATGCACACCATTTTCATATCTTGACATGTTCCAAAATGGTGACGTAAATTCAGGGAAGTCAGTTATCATACAACTTCCAAAGTTATTATACATAGATTGTTCATGAGAAGCTTCAAGTTCTGCATTTGCATCTAGGTGAAAATGTCTTTGCCATGCTTCGTAAGTTTTTTCATCTGGCTTATCAAAACCTAAATATTCTACAAGATCATATTCCATCTTCTTAAGGTCATTTATGTCTCCTGGCATTTCAAATTCAAACATAGGGAATATTATATCATGTCGTCCTGGTATTGCATTTGGCTCTTGTCTATAGGACGTGGAGACACAAAAAAAGCCCTTTGATTCGGGCTTGGTCAATAGTTCATATTCTAGCCACATTTGGCCTGTCTGCGGTAACGGCCAACGTTGGCCTGCATAATCATAAACTGCTACATTGAACGGATCTTCACATGCGGCAAGTATTGATAATCTGTTTTGTGTATGGACTTCTTCAAATCCTCTTTCCAAAAAAAATGACCTTAAAAGGCCAACTGTTTTTGTAAATTTTGTGGGGTCTATTAGTTGCGTCATCGTTTTTCCTTTTTTCGTTTTCAAGTCAAAAAAAATTTCGGCCAAAAAAAAATTCGACCTAATTTTCCTATCGAGGTATTTATCTTTTTACACTAAAACTTGTCTCATTGATGATTTTTTTGACTCTCCATGGAGTAAAACACACCGATCCTAAACTTATATGATCTGCTCCCTCATCTAGATATTTTAAAGCATCTGTAGTAGAACCTATTCCACCGCCTGCTATAACTTCTATGTGTGGATATTTATTTTTTATGTAACTAATAATTTTGCAAGTATAAGGCATCAATATTTTGCCACTTAGTCCACCTTTGTCTGTTGGTAATGTGTTACTTGCATGTATCTGCTTGTAACCCATATCAACAATTCTATCTATAAGTGCTTCTGTACTGTTTGGTGGGATCTTGACTATGCAATACTTGCCACGCATTTTATCAGGGAACTTCTCAAAATTTTCCCATGTCGTCGAATCATCATGTGTATCTAAATTAGGACAACTTACATTTAGTTCTATATTACGTTCTACTCCTATAGACATTTGTATTTTTGTCCAGTCCGCAGGATCAATAGCGGCAACACTAAGCACATTATTGTAACTTGTTTTAAACATACCAACATGTAAGCCCGGATTACGCAATCCTAATTTATTTCTCCAGCCTTGTTTTGTATATCTAAGTGTTTTAATTATTGCCTTTAACCTTCCAGGACGAGGTGCAACAGTAAATGTACCATGCACACTTACAGCATTCTTAAAATGTAAATAATTTCCGAAAGGCGCCGCAATAAATATCATTTTGTTTTAAACATGTGGTTCTGTATGCCCATGTGTATCTTTAATATTTATTGCATCTGTGTAACATCTATTATGCATCACGTTTACTTTAATCAAAAAGGTAAAACGTA